CTTCCCTCCTCCAGTTCGTCCTGTCTCGAGTGGCCTGCCACTCGAGGCGGGATCGATGGCTACCTGGAGCATCTCGGGCACATGTGTGAGGAGGCTGGGGCAACCCAGTCCTCCTTCCACGCCTACGCTGGGGACTCTCTCGGCGGCTTCTGTCTTCGGAAGGCGTCGGTGGTCCTGCGGCCATGTGCCGGAGTTGCTGCAGATCTTAGGGAATCTTATCGCTGCGCGGGGTTGCTGTACCTCAGGTCTCAGGGGAAACCCTTTGGCATGAAGGCAACCGCGCTCAGAACTCCCGGTTACAAGGTTCGGGTGGTCGGTGTTCCCGACTGCCTGACCTTTGTGGAGGGGAGTTGGGTTCGTTCGTCGCTGCGCTGGTTGGCTCCTGGCCACTGGCGTATCGACGGCGAGTCCCGGAAGATTCCCGGCGGTCTGCACTACCGAGCGGGACGCCGGTTCGCGTCCTTGGACTTGTCCAAGGCCACGGACGGCTTGTCCCACCCGGCAGTCCGGGTGGTCATCGAAGGGCTCGCATCGCGTGGTCTGATCCGTCCTGCGGACCTCGCCATGTCGATGCGATCCCTCGGATTGGAGCGAGGAGCGACTTGGAGCTTCCCCGACCTTGGTGACAAGATCGGGGAAGGGTCGTTCCTCAGAGGGAGTCCGATGGGCACACCTCTCAGCTTCGTTGTGCTCTCTTGGGTGAACGCCTGGGCCACCAGTACGTTCAGTCGTGCGCTGACCCACGGGGACGATGCGGTTGGTCGCTACACGCCGGGCTCTTTGGAGCTCGACCTGTACGCCAGTCGTGTCGCCTCCGTTGGGGCAGCGCTCAACAGGGAGAAGACCTTCAAGGCGGACCACGCGTGGACCGCCTGCGAGATCTTCGCCCTTCCAAGGAGTCACGGTGAAGACAAAATGACTCTCTTCTACCCCCCTTCCATACCTCCGTCGACCCTTCGGGCGCCGGTGGAGGCGGACCAGAGGCTCGAGAACCTCTGGCTGCGCCGTATGGAAAGGGTTATGAAGAGCCGCTTCCCGTGGATCGTGAAGGATCCCCGCCTGCATCTTCCGGTGCAGGTGGGTGGCCTCGGATATACGGGTCGCGGACTTGCCGTTGGTGTCAGCGTGCGACGACGTCTCGGTGCCCTGGTCTCCAGGGGACCGAGTGCCGTCATTGCCGCTGATCTCATCGGCAAGAAGCCGTT